ATTATGAACTTTTTGCAACAGTAGGGGGTCTTGCCTGCTTCCCTGTTGGTTCCTTTTTAATTAATAGTTATGCTGCGAGGGCTTGATGAAAAGATGCATTCGCTGTAATCATTGAAATTTCAACAACTACAGCGGTTTTTACCAACGCGTTTTGTCCTATAACTAAAATTTATTTAAATGAAAAAGCCTCGAATCCGCCGATCAAAAGGCGTTTTCAAGGCTTTTACTTTTGGAGCTGCTGGCGAGAATCGAACTCGCAACCACTTCATTACGAGTTAATTCTGAATCGTGTATTTTTCAACACTTGCGTTGATTTTTGCAACATGTTTTATCAAATACGTTCTAGTTCACATCCCCTAGGTTTTTTCGGTAGCATTTCTACGATTGTCATTCTTTGTTTGATTCCGTTTTTTCCGCCTAAACCTTCGTATATTTCAAATTGCGATTTTAAATTCTCGTATTCATCCAAATATGCAAAGCCACGATTTATAACTTCATCAAATGCAGGTTCGAGTATGTCGTGGAGAAGCCACATCACGCCTTTTACAAGGCACTCGTTAGTAACATTCCCCTCTTTTTGTTTTTTTATCAAATACCTTATGTACCCTCCTAGCATACCGACAATAGCTCCGATAATCAAGTTAATAATAGTGCTCATTGCAGAGTTACATGCTGTTATCATCATTTGATATACACCTTGCTTCCCTGGCGAGCGCAAATCCATCCGGATGGAATGCGCATCCAACCTCCTCGCATTTCTAAACAGGTTACCTGAGTACCTGCACGTAAGCAAGCCATACTTCCAGCGAGTGCATGCCTCTTGCCATCTGCGGTCAGTTCAGAATATGCACGCTGCCTATATCCTGTTCCTGGACCAGTTCTTACGCGCATATCAGAAATTAATTGATATGTTCTACCTGCAGCGTATGCGCTTGTGCTACTAGGTGTGTATGTAGGTGCTGATGTTGCTCCCGATTTCGTGAGATAATCCATACAAACCCAGCCACCAGCTCCTACGGATCTACCCCAGTTGCCGCTCATTTCCACAATTCGAAGTGGCGTTCCATTTGATAGTGTAGCTATCCTCGCATAGTTTGTTCCAGGTCCTTTTCTAACGTTAAGGCCTGTGGACGAATTGACTTTGTATAATCCGTAATTTCCTGAACTGGAACTTGGCGGTACCGTGCTCACTCCGTCAAAATTTGGTCTCACAAATCCTCTTATATATCTACCGTTGATAGGTACGCTTCTATATCCCACAACGGACGATGCACCCTTGTTTCCTTCAATAACTGTAATCATTCCACCACCAACAGATACGACCACGCCTACATGGTCTGGTCCACCTGCATTATCGCCGTATCCGGAATCCTGCCAATCATACAGGATTAGGTCTCCGGGACTCGGAGTGTATGAATCGCTTTCGATCCATATGCCCATCTGCTTAGCTTTAGAAATCATTGTTCCACAATTTGCGCTGACCGGGATTAGATTTCCAATTCCCAACTCATATGCCCAAGCGGACACAGACGCAGCGCACCACGGTGCAACATAGTTCATTGGCCAGCCATCTGGTTTGTGCTGGTTAAAAATATCTATAAGGCGGCGGTGTTTAGCTGAACCTCTAACCGCTCCGAGGTAACTAACTGCCGTCTGTACGAACTGCTGCCTAGTTGCCATTAGCCTTTCGCCTCGCTTTCCTCTTCATCCTCGTTATCTTCGCTTGTCTTTTCCTCGTTGCTAACCTCTTCATTTGTATTTGCCTCTTCGACAGGCTGTTTATTTACATAGTTATCAACATGCTGTACGTATTCGTTTATTTTTTTAGCTTCCTTTAAGTAATCCAGCAACTCTTGTGATTGCTTCGCCTCTTCACTGTAATTGTGATTGAAGTAATGATTCACCGCATACGATATCGCAAACGCAATTACGTATGCCACCTTACCTATCACTGTGTCGCTAATTACCGGGACGTTGACCCCAAATACCATTAGTACAGCGATTACACCTGTGATGATCATTGCAATGCCATCTCTTAGCTTAGTTCTTTTGTTTTTATCCATATGTGCCTCCTACACTTTCTATAAATTCTACTTTAGTAATTTTAAAAGAAATGAGGCTGTCATTTCGACAGCCTCAAAATCTACCTTCTTTTCTTCTTCCTTTTATTCCTTGTAGCGTATTTATAACTCCTCTTAATAACAGCATCTGCGGTATACTTGCGATCCCCTGGATAGAGAGCTTCTATTTTCTGCGCATATACTCTTGCTGTTTCAACATCTCCGCGGGCAAGTGCTTTGTTGATATATGGATAGTAGCTATATCTTATGCTTTGTTTTGCACTATACAGTACCTCTTCACGCTGAAAATCGGTATTTGTTGGGTCGATGCGTTCTATCTTCGCGAGTTGTTTTTCAACTTTTAAATTGTTTTGAGTTTTTAAGCCGTTAACAACTTCTTTGAGATATTCCTTTCGTATCCATTCTTTTGATTTTTCCATTGCTACCTCAGAAGTATACCGTTCTCCTTGAACCTCAATATTCATCTTGTTGAATTTATTTGCGAATTTTTCAGCCTCTTCAACATTACCTTTCATGAGGGCGTTTTCAATCTTCTTTAATTGGTCAGTCTTCACCTTATTAATACGCATCTGCAAATACTCCTCTGCATCCAGCATACTATTTCTTGCTGCAAGACTCTTTGCGAGTTTTTCAGCCTCTTCATTCTTTCCTTTCTTGATAAAGTTATCCATTTCATCATTATGGTTTCTCTTAATGCGATTAATCGTTTCTTTATCGATTTTCTCTCTTGTGTATTCTTTATCGTTTTCAAGAATGTATTTAGCTGCCTTTTCTCTCGTTTCGCTATCGTACTTTTCGGAGTCGGTCGCAACGCTTTTAAAGTAACCTTTATTGCCCTTGTATGTTTTCTCAATCTTCGAGAAGTCCATCAGCAAATCTTGCTTTGTATTTGCACCAGTGAAAAAGTCGTGTATCGATGCCAAATATACAAACGAGCCCTTTAAATCCCTATAAACTATATCTACAGGAAGTCCAAAGAATACGCCTGCTGCATTAGCAACCTTTTCAAGTTTTGTAACTAAACTGTTTTTAGGATCTATGCACGCCTTGTATGCGTCGCTAATTTTTACAAACAGAGACATGTCTAATCTTGATGGTGTATATCCTTGTAGCGCTGACTGGATATCCTTTCCTACAGGTAGCATAGCTATAGGATTTAGTTCCCCAAATAGATTTCCATCTGTATGGAGTTTGTTCTCTCCTAGAAGCGCATCGAAGAATCGTTCAACAATATTCTTGTCCTTTTTATCATCGTCCGCTATATGTCTTATTGCAGCATCATAAACAGATTTCATAACCGCCATTGCTGTTGCCGACGTTACGAACCAACCAAACTGTTTTGCGACTAGCTTTCTAGCTTCTGATACATTGCCCTCATCATACATCTGCTTTGCAATTTGCGTATTGGTAATGAACAGCGACAGCGTTTTAGTTGGCTCTGATAAGAATGCTGTTAACACTGATGAGCCTACATCCTTTTGCCTCATTAGTTCAGATCTTGATAGTACAGAGTCGAATACCTGAGTTCTATACACAACTTCTCTAAACTGTTCATTTACTGCTTGCCAGTATCCTTCGTCTCCTTCATGGATGTTCATTGTGTCTTCAACTTTGAGCTTACAAGCACCCCAGATTTTACCCCATGTCATATTATCAAGGAAACCGTACATATCAAGTGTTACTTTCTCTAGTTTATTTTCCTTGTTAATCATAGCGTTGGTAAGACTTGGTCCCACATCTGTTGAATAATAGCCTAAGTCTTTCCACACAGCGACACCTGAGTGCTGTTGCATCTCTTTTACCGCGTCGCGTGAATACTTGCTCCTAGCTAGATATTTTGGATTTATCACGGCTGACGCTCTAACTATAGACATAGGCTGCTGCATGGCTACTCTTCCGTTGGCGGCAATTGCAGCACGCTTTGCTGTTCCTATAATCTTAGTTGTGATAGGCATCTCACTTTTTGCGATATTGCCGTTTACATCCTTTAAAAATCTCTCTATGTATTCGTTAGCCTCTCTACCATATGCACGTTCAATCGCCTCTCTAACAGAGCCTTTAATTACGCCATCTTCTCCATATCCTCTATAATTCCACACGTTTTCTAGGTCTTGTAGTGGCATAGATAGCGCCTGGTACGCACTCATAGCGCTTATATGGTTTGATGCGACACTTAATACGTTATCTAATACAACCGCATTCTTTGCTGATGGTTTCGTCTTCTTTGCAAATCCTGGATTGATAATTTTAGTTACCGCTGCCTCTTCAACATTAGCATCTACAGTTTCTCTTGCAATTTTGATAGGGAAATAGTTTTCTTCTGTAAACTTGTTATATCCCCATACTTTCATAGATACTTCATTTCCCCAGTCAGAAACTGTTGTATTTAGATAATGCTGAATCATCTTTGCACACTTTATTTCTTCCGGAGATAAACTCTTAACGATATTTATAATATCACTATGTGTTATCTTTTCTCTCTGCATGGAGCTTTTTCTAAGTACAGTATTTTTGCCGAGTTTCTTCGGTTTAACTTCTGCAGTCTGAATACCGCCAGTAAGAATGTGTTCTAGCGCCTGCTTTCTTTCGCTGAGAAGGAATAGCGTTACCATCTGCCCATGAGTTAGGTTTAAGGTTTTCCCTGATTCCAGCTTGAAGGATTCTACTTTTGAATCTTCCCAGATAGTATTAAATGCATCTTCTCCTACAGTCTCTTGAATTCTCTGAAATTCATTTTGGGCGCTCTTAACATTCATAGCGTGATCATCGAATCCGATTGTTATCTCTTTAAACAGTTTATTAAGCGTACCACCCAGTACAGCAAACCTATCTGCAGGATTAATGTTCCTCGAGAATATGAACTTGGATACAGCACTAGCTCCGCCAGCATAGCGATTCTTTTCTGCCTTTTTACTGAGTTCGTTAATTACTGCGTTTCCTGTTCCGCTGATTGTTTTGTACTGGTCATACTTAAGCATATCGTTATGCTTATTTATAATACTGTCTAGCCCTCTAATAACGTCTCTCACGCTTTCGATTGTGTCTGCATCCATATCGACAAGCCTCGATTCTTTTAAAGACTCAAGAACTGAATCGATTTGATTCATAAAATCTTCGTCCTCAACAAAACTAAACGTACTATCACCGTCGTTCTTTTCTTCAAGCACCTTGCGATATTCGTTTTTTAACTCCATGAAGTTTTCATAGGTCTTGTTATATCCGTGCGTTTCATAGAACGCGTCGCCACGATCTGTAGAAAAATCCATCTCAGATAGAACCTTTGCGATAGATTTCCTGAACTCTTCCGGCATGAACTGCGTATTGGTAGGTTTTAACAGCTTGTTTGATAATTTGTTAGAGTACCACTTAATGCTATTAATTGCCTTACTCTTTCTGTTCAGCTCGCTACGTTCTTTTCTTAAATCTCGCTTTAGCTCGCTTACTGACTCCCTTTCTTCTTTAATAGCACTTTCAAGTTCTTCTATAGCCTTGTCTTTTTCTGCTATTTCCTCTTCATGTTTCTTTTCTGCTTTTTGTCTCTTTATTGTCTCCCTTTCTTTTATTTTGTTTCTCGCTTCTTTTACGGCGGCTTTAAGCTTTTCTTGCTGCTTATCTGCATAGGTCATTTCTGGTTTCATAGAAATTGCGTTATCTAGTATTAATTCCGTGATATCACTAGCAACATTTTTATACTCACCATTAATTAAACCGTCTGTCTCTGCGGATGTTTCGACCATATCTACAGCGTTACATAGATTCTTTACAGCTTCTTCTGCATCTGCTGCATCTGATGCGAATAATTCAGGATATTTCTCGCCTAGTTTATTCTGGAAGAAGTCATACACCAATTCAGCAGGCATTGTATGCTCACTGTTGATATCTGTTGTAAACCTTAATGCGTGACCATATCTAGCCTTTAGTTCCTGATAATTTAGTTTCTTTGCTAATTCTGGAGAAATATAAATTTTACCTACACTGAGTAGATCTATTACTTGCTTCTTTGTTTGTAGGTTTTCCTTTATATTATTCTCGTTCGAATTAAGGAGTGCATTCGATAACCTCGCAGCTGCAGAATATGCTGCACTAGCGTTTGGTGTTGCCTGGTGCACGGCCGACCAAACCTCTTCATAGATTCTCATAGCATCTTCTGCCGGCATTTTCGAACCGGTGTCATTAATCAGCTTGTTTATAAGCTTCTTTGACTTTGCCTGCTCTGGCTTATCCATAGCACTTCTTTTCATGCTAGCTTTTAGCTTGCTGATTTTTGCCTCTTGCTTATCTGCATAAGTAACAATAGGCTTAATCTCGCCAAGACTGGCTTCTAGATTAGCTTTAACATCCTTTATTAGTTCATCTTCATATTCAGCAATTTCCTTTTCAGTGTACTGAGTTAGATTTGCACCGCCATCAAAAAGATAGACTTTATTATCTTTTACCGATGCATACTCAGCAATTGTAGCTAGAGCTGTAACAAAATCTGTAACGTCGTCTAGACTTCTTCCGTCAACCTTGATAGTGTCTCCGAACAGCTCGTTCATTTCAGATAGCATGTCATCAACTGGAACAACGTATTCCATTCTATCGATATTCTTATTAAGTTTTATTTTGAAAGCACCATCGATATAATCTTTAAACTTCCCAAATGTACCGTATCTATTCTTGATTTCTGCTTCTAAATCTTCATCGATAGAGATAGTCATATTTTTAAGGTATCTCTGTACATCCCTTATTTCTGGAGATATGCGATTAGTCTCATAGGTATTCTTAACAATCTCTCTTGTTATTTCGTTTAATAACCTCTCTTTCGTTGCATCATCACCTGATTTAGCTGCTTTATAAAGATTGTGATAGTCGATACGTAAATCCTCTGCTTTTACATCTGAACCGACCTCTGTTATTAGTTCTTTCAGATAACTAACAACAGATGACCTTTTAGGTATGGTTCCTTTTGTTTTAGTCTGATTTAGAATCAGTGCATCGATTTTCTTGTTAAGCTGCCTAACGGTGTTAGAATCAGCTTGCTGATTGTTAGGGATATCGAAGATACTATTTTTTCTCTGGTATTTTTCCTTGACCTCTTCGTTGTTTTGTGATAGATTTACACTATCAATACCAACATGGGCGTTATTTTTACTATCTTCATTGATAGCTTGCCAATGTTGGTCTTTTTTTATTTTTTCGAATTTAATGTTGTAAATAAAATCCCCATCAGTTCGGTTTTGCACATTAATCAATAATTTATACGGCGTTTCTCCTATTACAATTTCTTTTTTGTAGTACTCCCATTTGATTACATTTTTATGTTCCTTCTTTTCATCTCCAGGTCTTATGTATTCCGAATTCTGTAACAGTTTCGATAAATCCCCTTCATAGAATAGATTCACCTTTTTATTAAATGCATTAATCGATTTTGTTTGTTTGTCACCGTAAAAATTCTTTCCTGCAAAATCCTCATGTGGCTTAGCTGTATACTTTCTACCTTTGCCGTTATCGAATTCAACAGTTAATACTTCTCCGTTTTTAAATCTCTCCGTTAATTCTGTTCGCTTTTCTTTTTTTGTGAGCTTTTTCGTTTTGCTAGAAATTGAGAAAACATCTCTGCCTTCTGAATCCTTACCCTTATACATGAATTTGATTTCATCGTCGTTGTTAACAGCCTCTTCAAATTTATCTATTTCAGGATTCATCAAAGCATTAGTCCACATCTCTTGTGCTTTTTCAAGGATTCCTAGTTCTTCAAGCCACTTACCGCGGTATTCCCCTTTTAATGCGTTTATAACATTCTTGCTTAATGTGTTTAGCTTATCTACTGTAGACTTAATAGCCTTGAGGATTGTTTCTCCAAGGCTTCTATTTTTTTCTACAAGTGTTTTAACTGCTGCTTCTGCATCAGCATCGCCCTTCCAAAAAACATCTGTAGCATCCGCTAGCAATTCATCTTCTGCTTCGGCACGTGATATGTCCTTGTAGTCATTCATATACTTGTTGAGTTTATTTTCATACTCAGCAAGATTTGAGTTATAGAATTCATCAAGCACATACTTTTTAAATGCTGCATACTGCCTAGGTGAATTAACCTGGATATGGTGTGTTACCTCGTGTTTTAGAACATCAACAACAGGGCTATCTGATTTCATAGAGATATGGATAGTTCCATTCTTGTAATAGCCGTTTACTTCCTTATCTTCGGAGTCTTTGATATTCTCTTCAAGAGATATTTCAACACCAAAAGACTTAGCGAGTGTTCTGTACGCGTTAATCATAGAATTACTCATACTTACGTTCTCACCAAGTGTTACTCTTCCGGCTTTAAATCCTATCGGTAGCTTTGACTTATTTGTAATGATGTTGTTATCTTCTCTCTCGGCTTTTCCTATCTCATATATCTTTTTACGGATATCTGCAGGTACTAGCTCACTTTGGAATATAGCCTTGTCAAGATTCTTGTAGTCTAATCCTCTTCTTCCAGAATCGTAGAAGTAATTAAATGCGTGTGCATAGTTTATAAACTCTTCGCCTTCCTTCACATTCTTTGCGCCTTCGTCGAACAGTTTTTCTATTTCTGGATTTGTTTCCATGCCAATAGATGCTAGCATTTCTTTTTTTGCTGCATCCTTTGCTTTTGGTAATATTTCTTCAACGTTGCTCTCGTATCTCGCTCCCATAAATGAGTTTAATTCTTTCTTGAAGTGTTGCGTTTCTCTAGCACCACCCATTATCATTCCATTGTTCATTCTAGGCAGCATTCCTACATTTAAGTCCTGTGTTGTCTCATTTTGGATTAATTCAAGAGCTGGATTGTTATCTACTGTGAATAGTACATTTTCTACATCTGCACTACTTCCTGTTCCCTCTAGTATCCTAGCTACCGGGAATGATAATTCATCAATAGTCTTCTTAGGAGTATCTGCATCCTGCAGATACTTCCTAACTTCTTTTTCTCTGTTCGCAACTTTTTGAGTTAAAAGCACGGACGCTTTCTCTCTATCGTATTCAGTGTTTAGTCCTTCTTCGGATCTGATAATAAAACTACCTGATACATTCTCTGCGCCTCTTATGCGCGATTTCTTTGCAGCGCTTAAGAGCACCTGATCATGTTCTGTTAATTCTCTTCCGGATTCAATTTTATGTTTTAAATCCAGAATAGCGTTGTTTAGAACTTTACCGCCCTTAAGTCTGTTCTTGTCAATCGATCTAGCGAAATTGTTTGCACTGGACTTTTCAGACATAGCAAGACCTGCCTGCAGTATTTTTTCCTTGTCTTCTGCAGACAGTTCAATATTCATATTTACACCACTAGGACCACCAACAATTCCACCTATTGCCGTTCCTACTATTCCTTGATAAACAGCGTCCGCAAGGTATCCTGTAGGGTTTTCTGCTATTTTCTTGAAAGCATCAGGGTCGTAGAATCTATCTGATATTGGCTGCAGAATTGCATTCATGAATTCTTCCACACCTTCGGATGATGCGGCTAGACCAAGCTTAATCGCTTTGTATCTTATCTCGTCAGCCGCGGTCCCCTTTGCGAATCTAGCAGCCATTTTGTTAGCAAACTTTTCAGCGCTGTTATCCAGAAGTCCTCTACCTGTGGAGTTTCTCATAATATTTGATGTACTCCACATTTTTTCAGTTCCAACATTGATTCCAGCGTTTGTTAATCCTGCGCCCCACTGAGAATATATACCAGCGCCTGCAGCTCTCGCATCTCCTGCGCCTTGCCCGAACGCGTTTACGCCCATTACAGGTAGTATTCCTACACCTGTAAATTTGCCTACAGCTAAATCAGCAAGGAAACCTAGTGTTCCTTGCGCAATATCTATAGCAAACTTCTGACCAGCGCTAGGCTTTTCAATCACGCCCTCTCTTGGTTCGTTACCCTTGTTGTCTTTTAAGTATAGTTTCCTCTTGAACTTCCCTGCTTTAGTGTCATACTGTAGTTCTGTTTTATAAATACCTGCCTCTTTCGCCATGTAGTTAAGCGCTTCGGCTTTTTGTCTAGTTTTTTCTACGTATTTATAGAATCCGCTAAATGCATCTCTAGCATCTTTTGACAGTTTGTCAGCGTCTAGCATTCCATTCTTGATATATCCTAGGTCGCTGTATCTCTTTAGATCCTGGTGCATACTCTTAGGATCGAGTGTAGGTGTTGAGGTAACAGTCCACGCTGCATTAAGCAAGTCAGATTTTTTAGATTCAATTAAACCTTTAAGAGCATATAACGCACGTCTATCCGAATTATTATTTATACCTGCCATCTGCGTATTGTTAAATATATCATTCGCACGTCTTACAGGGTCTTTGCTTACATAATGCTTATTATCTCCGTAGATAATTCTCCTTACTGCTTTTCTTGCAGCTGCTCTTGCCTCTGCAGGTGTATTTCTTCTAAACGCTATAGGAGCGTATCCCATTCTGGCAGCCTTTTTATACGTTTGAGATTTAACCGACTTACCTTTTTTAACCTTACCTGTTAAAATCCCCTTAACTGCATTCTGGGCAATTTGAGCAGCAACACTAGGAACATATGATACAACCTGTGTTGATTGCTCTTGATAACTTCCACCTCTTCCTTTTCTTCCTTTTCGGCCGCGTCTACCGCCCCCAGAGCGCCGACCTGCTCTAGAGGCTGAGTCTTTTTTTAACTGATACTCTCTTTCCCAGTGTGAATCACTCACGCTGTCTCTTCCCTGCTGATAGTTAAAGTTTCTCTCCCAGTGACTATCCGACACATTGTCTCTCTGCTTTTGATAATCAAAATTCTTGTCCCAATGTGAATCAGCGACGTTATCTCTCTGCTTTTGATAATCAAATGTTTTATCCCAATGTGAATCAGCGACATTGTCTCTTCCCTGCTGGTAATCGAAGTTCCTCTGATCAGTAAATCTACTATATGCTGAATCATCTAGTGACTTCATGGTTCCAAGTAGATTTAAGCCGTAATTTCTATCTGCGTTAAATCTGTCATATGCTAAACGTTCAAGCTCTGGTATCTTATCTGTTAAAGCTTGATTGTACTGATTTTGTGCCTGTGCTGCTGCGCTTACCGCGTAAGAACTTGCCCTACCACCAGTTAACGCTGCTTGATTGGCTAGGGTGTTTTCATTTGCTCTATCCCCAAGCCTTGCATATTCTTTAGCAAGCGCTTGATATGACACATCTGTCATAGGATCATATTTAAAATTAGCCGTGTTGTCCTGCGCCTTTTGAACGAGTGCCGCAATCTGTTCACTATACGCACTTTTGAATGGGTCTTTATTTGCCATGCCTTCCTCCTGGTTTTCTTTTTTTATTACATATTACACTTTTGCTTGTGCGTTTTCGCTCTCTTCATAATGCAGAAAACGCCACCAACTTAACAGTTGATGACGTTTCCAGTACATCCTACTACAGCATGGTAGTCGATTATTAAAATTACGATTCGTATATGAATAAATCGCTTTGAACTTGCCAGGACCCTCGTCTAACTTCGTACACATGCCCTGCTACTACAGGTACTGTTATCGTACCATAGTGTTGGTTGAGCTCTATAGTGTGCATTCCGATATATGCATTAATATTTTTGTCTTTTATAAAAATATATGCCGAGTCAGCTTGTGCTCGTCCAGCGCATACAAGCGTTCCATTATGTGGCGCAGTCCACTCACTGCCCAGTGTAACGCGTTCTTGGGTTTTTGTTCTACCCCCCCCATGTACTATACCTATCATAAATTCCTCCTAGTAATATAAAACATTTACTTCAAATTCTTGTTTCTGTAAACCTGTTAGTCTTCCGTTTACCGCAATTTCGACACTTCTTTTTTGATCATCCCAAGAATACCCGTAAAATACTGCAGTCCATACATCGTCTACTCCTGCTCTGTGTTTTGGATGAACTTGTGCAAGTATCACCTTGCTACCCGAAGGTATTCCTAATTCTGATTGTGATACAGACCTCATCGCCACTCCCCCATTTGTGGCCACAACTACATCTTTCGTTACAGTTTTTACTTCTGTTGTTATTCCATGTACTGAACCTACGCTCATTAATTACCTCCTGCAGCGTTCTGAGCCTCAAGGCTCATAGATTTTGTAAACTTACAATTGATTCTGATATCTTCTTTAGGCTCGCTCGTTAGGTATACCTTAAGGTAGATATCATTAGCTGATTGCTCATATAGTCCCGACTCTGTATTCGTTTCTAGTGCACATATAGGGTATAGCTCTGAACAAATCTTTTCAGGATACAGTTCAGGTAACCACTTCTCATCTACTTGCTCTCCCACCATATCTCTAGGTAGTGCTAGTTCAAATATATATCTAGCGCCGGGAAATCTAGTTGAATCCATTAGCACGGAGTTCTTTGCAATTTCTATATTGGTAATCACTACTCCGTTTCTATGTCCTCTAACAGGACCTCTGAACACTGTTTCTTTTTTGAATTCTGCACCTTTTGTTACAACCAGGTCTAAATCGCACTCAAACGCATCTCTTTCGGATGGTTTGCCGAGTGCGAATCCTCTCCCAGTTACTCTAAAGTCAAACAGCTTGAAAGCAGATTGGAAGAACATGTGGCTCACTCCGTCACCACCTAGTCCATCTGATGCATATAGTGCAAAGCTGTGTGTATACGATTTATTAACTGCCACAGTTACATCGTATGTCGATGTAACCCACCCAGATACACCAGTATCTGTTTTAATTAGTTTCGTAGTGATATTGGTAGGTTTGTAAGCTGATTCATTTGACCTTTTGATTTTTCCGCTTAAGGTTATTTTATCTACTTTCTTCGCCGCGCCACTCACATTTATAGGAAACCATCCAACTTGAACCTGTGCAGTTCGATAGCTTCCGCCTTTTTTCGCCGTTCCATCTGCATTTGACTCGTAAGGATTTTTGACTACCGTAATTCTCGGTTCGCCATAAAGCGCCACTTTTGTAATGCATTTACCACTTTCATTTAATGCATTCTTTTCGTTTGCAGCGCTGATGTATGCTATTAGCGGTTCGTATTCATGATATGCTGGCGAAAAATAGTGGGTAGGCACTAGCACATCCGGGAGTTCAAATCTATAATTTAATTCGTCTCCGCTTTCAGTTATAGTGTATGAATTTGGACTCTTTAATTCATTCACGTTTACTTTTTGGTTTTCACAAATAGTAACTGTTTTTAGCCTTACCTCTTCATCGTAAGTCGATGCATACAAATAGTAAGGCTTCATTTTATCTGTAAGCGTGCCACGAACTACCGGTGTTACCGTTGAGTATCCCGGTATAATGCATCCGTATCCCTCTTCAAGGGAGCTGTATTTTTTATCTACCGGAATGAATTCATATATGCATGTATTTGCCATTAATCTTCTACCTTTCCAAATGATAAACTGCCTGTTTCGGTATCAGGCATGAACGCAAATTTGCCAAGCTTTATACTGCTGAGCACCTCCGCATTTTGTATGTATAGTTTGTTATCGCTCATATACGCAACTTCTATTCCTTCTTGCATGAACCTCAGTTTGTCATTATCTAGATTCATGGAGATTCTGTTGCCGCTTTTGCCTATGGATATTCCGTTCTTATCTAGCCTTATAGTGCTTATTATCTCACTATATTTTTTGTCCGAATCAAACTTTAGATCGTTTATGTTTTTGAGAGCTTCGCTAAACTTAACATTTACAGCATTATCCGTTTGTGTTATTTGCGATTCGATATTAGCAATCTTGTCGTCCATATCGGCTGATGAGTAATATTCCGTCTTAATCTTCCTGGAGATGCTATCCGCTGCATCTGCGATTTCTTTTTTCGTCTGTCTGCTTAAGTCTTCGAGTTGCTTTAGTGTCTTTTGATGATTTTCTAAAGTCTTGATAAATGCATTTTTAGCTGCAGCATACGAGCTTGATACCTGAACATCCGAGTAGTAAAAGCTTCCATCCGAGAAAACGCTTTGGTCCACATAGTATAGGTTGTTTGTACTCCCTTCTATGTAGTTAGGTTCTGTTATAGTCCACGGTCTAGGAGGGACTTTAAGCGCTGGTTTCTCTGGAGTTTCTACCGCTAAATAATACCACCTAGTATATGAACTTACGCTTACGCCATTATCGCCTTTGACTTTCGTCCACTTATACGCTTTAGGATCTGCGCTAGCTACATCTTTAAAATCTGTGTAGATTCCTATATATGTTCTTCCGGTGCTATCCGTGGTGCTAAACCCCACTGTGCCATCTCCACTACTTGCATAAGCGATATGGACTCTAGGTGCTTCTTTATTCACCTTGCTTTCAGATGTTTCTTTTTTCTTGCTTGGTTCTTTTGATACGTTCATGATTTCCATGAGTACTTCATCTGCGAGCTTTCGCAAGTTTTCATCAATCGTTCTGAGCGCAAGACTTTCGTCAGACATATCTGTTCTATTTGGTACAGTTATCATGGTCTATCACTCCTACCTCTATAGTATCTTGTAAGCGATTCAATATCTGTTCTTCCTACGCCCTCAATTTTTATAGAGAACTTTGCTTGCCTGTTAGGGATAATTGGTACACTTAGTGTTTTCCCTCGCTCTGTTTCGCACTCGTATATTGGTTCCCATTCACCATTACTGCTTTGAGTGCTTATCCTTAGCTGTGCTCCCGGCTGCATATCTAGTCTCATGTTTATTTTCTTATAAGACTTCATATTCTCTACGAATTCATCAAATGGTCCGAATACAGCAAACCACTTAATATCATCTTCCGGGCGCTTTCCAGTAGTAGTCCAGATATTGCCATCTGCTATGTATATAAGTTCGTTATTCACATTGGCAAAGGCTGTTACTTTTGTTTCGTCTTCCTTGTGCCATAGTCTGCGAAGTATATCGTAAGTGAAGATATTATATTTATTTTCGTTTTCATTTAGCATCGAAATGTAATATTTCTTACCGTTGCTTCCGCCGACAGCTGATTTGAACTGATAATCTCCGAATGCTTCGGATATCATTACCGGGTATGTTCCGCCGTCATAAGCCATTACGCCTGTTAATGAATGATAGTACAATACACCATTCACGATTACGGCCGATTTATCAGAGCCTTTTCTTATTCCGAAGCACTCAGTGCTGTATAGCTGATATTGACTTGGCATGCTTCCGAACACTTTATGCATATGATGTTCTTTGAAAAAAATTAGGTGCGTAGGATATGCAGCACACCCTGTAAACTCACCATCTGAACCAACCTCTAGCGCGTATGAATCGTTTGCCAGCGACTGGAAGTAGTTCCAGTTAAGTGGGTCTCCCAACTTACTAGCATAGATTGTGTTGTCCTCGCTCCTACAGCCCCACAATCTATTATTGCTTTCCATAACGTAATCAAGGTCTGGGATATCTCGTGCGAGTTTTACTTCCTCTTCAACATATGATTCCTTAGTTACATCATCGTTAGGCATTCTGAATGAATTCTCGTAAGTGGTAATTGTGCTACCTTCTATACTCTTAATCACAATCACCGTGTTATTGCCTGGTTGCTTTTTGCACCCTGATATTTCAATCGCATCACCAACAGAAAATTCAGATAGATCTGCGCCAACTAAATATATGCTGCCTGGCTTAATTGTTGCCGTGGCGCGCACTGATGCATCCATGTGCTTTACAGTGTTATCTGTAATATCTAGATACACCTTGTCTGGCCATATGCAGATTTTGTTATTATGTGCCACCATAGTTTTAGGCATAATGTTATTTATTCGCTTTTGGTAATCCGTGCCACCTTTAGAGTATTTGATAAACGTTCTTATCTCTCCATCTACCTCATATCTATCTATGATATATGGCACATTGTTTTTTACGATGATATCTCTTGGATGTTGCACCGGCATATCTATGATATTTCTTGGTGCTCTTTGAGATAACACCGGATACTTATCAGATGACAAGTTATACATATCTCGCATTTCGCCATCGTCTATTACAGCGTTTGCGTTATATCCTTTGAACTGTAATACTGACTGTTTGCCGTTTATCTTCGGCTGTATTTCCTTGAGTAGCATATTGCCTCCTAGAAAAAGTTTTTAATTCTTAAGTTCTTGTATCTGTTGCTTTTTGTGATGTAATAGTTACGTGCATCTACCGCTCGGCTATTGTATAAGCTCAGCCATGCATTGAACGAATCCCACTCTTCCATTGCTTGGCAAGTCATAGCTGCCACATAGTACACATAAATTAAATCAAACGGCTTTTCGAGGAGCAGCTCTTCTGTTTGCGTATCGCTAGTTACCTGCCTCTTCATGTCTTTTTCTTCGAGATTTAACAGCTCTCTCTGAACTATATTTTCTATCTCGTTAACATACGCTATCTTTTCTTCGTCAGTGCACGTGTTCGGACAACGATCGTTAACCGTCTTAATTACTTCTGCTGTATTCATATTTAACCCTCATTTACCTTGTTTTTAAGCGATATCCAGTCAGCAGCTTTAATGTCTCCACTAGGAATTACACTTAAAGCTAGTGTCCTTCTTAATTCATTATGCTTATCTAAGGTGATAGATTCGCCCTCTTCAATAAACATTAAACTGCTACCAACTTTTTTATTGATAAAGCGTATAAGTCTGTTTACCTCAGTACTTGTTAAGGCGATTTCCTTTTGCGCATCAACAATGCTGTCATACTCGAAGCGATGATATGTATATACTGGGACCGCCAGAGAATAAGATATCTTTGTTGAATCTGTGGCATATCCTTTTATCCTGATTAGATATTCAGTATTCCCACTAGGTAAAGTTATTGTGAGCTTTGATTTATACTTAGTTGTTATAAGCTTCGTCCACTCTCTTTCACCAATCTTGTATTCAATGTCGTAACTCATTTCGTCTCTGTCATCGTTTACAAGCCAATTGATAACAGCATCTTTAGTTCTGATAACAGATTCAATGCTTTTGATAACAGGAATTGCAACAAACCCCATTTCTCTTGTCTTAACAGTTTCAGCCCAGGACTTTATAATCTGGGAATCTCTATAGATTTCAACTATGACTTCATAATCTGTGAAAGCTTTGAGGTTCTTTAGGTTTACAAATGCACTTTCATTTCCTGTTGTCACGCTCTCTTCTCTATATTCTGATTCTTGCGCAGCTTTATACTTCGCTTTTACAGTGCGTTCCCACCCGGTATTCACCATGTGAGATACGTTTACCTGGATGCTGCTATATGTATCTGATTCAGCTTTTATAACCGCGCTACTTGGTTTAAGTGAATCAGATACAACAGTCTCTTTTAAAACGTTGTCCTTGCGTTTAATAAGCGTTCTAACATCATATCTACAGCCTGTTGTGAGTTTTTCAAACTTTCTCGCCTTCGCGCTTACACCTGCAGGTAGTTCTTCTTCTCCCATGTACTGAAAATTTCCTGCACCTGCTGGCCTTATATACCACTCTAGCGTTCTAGTGTATGAAATGTTTGAATTAACCTCTTCAACCGCTATTAGTTCGCTTTCTGTAGTAGTTGTAGTCAGCTCTCCTTTTGCGGTAGGTAGCGCAATCACTGAGTCAAACGAAGTTATTTTGTAGCCATCCACGAATTCCTCTACTGATATTTCATAGCTAGTGTTAGCTATAAGGTCATTAAATGCCATGCTGCAATCTCTACTGCTGTTAGACACGTTTTTATTTCCAATATGTTTCCATGCCTCACCTTTTGCCCTATACCAAAAACGGAGCTCTTTTTCATATCCTGTAGGTAGTCCGCTTATATTAACTATCATTCCGGATTCAGTAATATCTTTTAATGTTAATAGTCCGGCTGTGCTTAATGGTGGTGCCGGTAAAGCTCCGCCGCTTTCCCACACTCTCTGCCCGTATCTAGGTTTGTTCGATGTTAGTACAATCTTGATATGGGCATTGCCAGAAACACGTTTAACTGCATAATACGGCGTCGAATTGCTAATACCTGACCATCTTATAGGCTTATTCTGTTTTAACCTCGTAGTGCCCATATATTGCCCGTCTATGTACACCGCCATATCCAAGTACCAGCCGTACCAAGACTGTCTATAGTCTAAACCGTGGATATATGTGTTTATACGGTAATACATATATGCGCCATCACGATAATAATCTGTTGTAGCAGTAAGCCTGATTCTGGGACCACTATGTATCACCCATTGATTAAATAGAGTTGTTGCCATGTCATCACCTACTTATATACTGCAAAGCATTTAGCCTCACTCCATGCACCGCCAGCGTAGTATTTAACCTTGCCGCTTACACTATCTAGCCATAGCAGGCTCTTATCTTCTGGTTCAGTTCCTGATATAGCAACTTCCGGCTTGTTTAATACCTTAACTTCCGAGCCACCTATATATAGCAATCCTTTTGACTTATCAAATCCTAGCTGTCCTTCTTCAATTCCATCTTTGCCGTCCTTGATTGGATAGATGCCCTTTAATCTGGTTTCAAGACTAGACGCTGTTATAAGCGATGTAACATCAAAGTTACTACCGGTTATCTCGTTAGCTATCTGCACAAATGCGCTATATAAGTCATCTAAGTATCCTTGTTTCTCCTGGATGTTCTCTAGAATTTTATTCGCCTGCGCGATAATACCTGCAGTCTCACTTGCTCTTAACTTCTCTGCTCGCTCCCTAGCCTCTTCTGCCGCCTTGTATGTTGATACCTCTTTTACAAGTGCGAGAAGTACCGGGTAATATTCTTCTTTCTCGATCTCGGTATTGTCTATGTTTCCATCTGATACGTTATATGTAAATCTTGATGTAGTCATCTTCTTGCCGTTTGTGTATATGGAAATATCCACGAAGTACAAACCTACAAGTTTTGTGACTTCTGGAACCGGCTTATATGTTAGAAATCCTTGCGCCGCATCTTCAACCGTTAAGTGGTCTCCTATGCAATCAACAAAAGCTTTTCCATCCGGACGGATAATTTCGATTGTTACAGCGGTATACTCCGAAAAGTCGAACGAGCTACTACCATTAAGTAGCTTGATGTCTATCGCTGCATCATCATCGAACTGTACTAGTCCATTAACAATGATGGACTTTACTTTGTTTATATCTACCGTTACGCTGATTCTTTTCATACTATCTCCTTAATAAATTAAGCGAGAGCCTCAGCCCTCGCTTTACACAGCGTTATAGCTGCCTTATAGCCTATTCTCAAGTTCCTTGTACTGCTGCTGTGCCTCTTCTTCGTAGTCAGCGGCAAGTCCTGCCTGCTTCATTGAATCCTCAATAACTAGCTGCACTTTTCTCGGCACCATAACCTTGACACCTCTCTTAATCTGGTAGTTCTTGCCGTTAAGCGTGACCACTAGATCATCGGAGTATTTGTCCGAATCCTTGAATAGCATTATTTCAACAAGCTCTTCTAGGTAATCATCGCTTACCGGAGCAGTGTTTTCAGTAGCCTCTTCATCTGCAGTATTTTCTACCGCCTCAGTAACCTCTTCATCTGTCATAGTTTCAACAGCTTCTAGCTCTTCATTTCTCTTTGCCATAATTCTTTCTCCTTATATCAATATTGCTAGCCTGCAGAATTACAGGCTAGCTTTATGAATTAGTTTGGATCAGATTCCAGTGTTACGCAGTGCTCACATCTTACGATGTAAGGGCTGACTAGAAGCTCTGCAGTCTTTGCAGCCTTCCATCCTGCAGTTGCTCTCTGATTAAGTGGGTCTGCTGTTCCTGCTGAACCCTTCTGCTTAACAATCATCTCGAGTCCGCCACCTTCAATCTCGGTAGTTCCGTATGCGTTAGCTCCTAGGAATAGTGTTCCGTAGATTCTAGCTCCGGATGTGCTCTTCTCGTTGAAGATTTTAGCCTCTGTAGACTCGATAAATCTTACTCCTGCAATCTTTCCAACCTCTCCCTCGAAGATCTGAGTTGAACCTGCATACTTTGATGCATCAATCCATGCCGGATCAGACTGTAGGTCATACGAGGTATCAGGATTGATGATAGCAACGTAGTACTTGTCAATCTTTGGAGCGTTAGCATTCTTAAGAATTCTAGCAGCTCTCTTGACTGTATCTACTGTTAGTTTGTCATCCTTGGTTAGTGCCGCCCTTGCCGACTTGCCACCTGCATAAAGCACGTTGGTACCTGAGTGCATAACCTCTCTTGTAACTGTATCAAGTGTTCTTCCTGCCTGATCAGATAGTAGCTGCTGTGACTCTAGCAGGTTGTTATCTAGCGCTGTGAGAAGCAGCATATCTGATAGAGTTACGTAATCGCCGTACTGCTTGATTGTTGCAGATACCTCTGTCATCTGGAGCTTTCTTCCGTCCGGTGTTACACCCTCTGTAAGTGGTGTTAGTGCCTTTGGGAACGGCTTGTACTGTCTGAATTTAATAACCTTACCGCCATTCTTTGGAATTGGTCTCTTCTGTGCAAACTGGTCGTGAATTAGCTGCGGACCTGTGAGTCTGATAAGATTTTTATCGTAGTACTCCTTCATATCCGGCGTCAGATCGCTATCTGTAGTGATATTTGTGTTTGGATTTCCAAAAAGGAAATAGTCTCTAACGTTCATTGTTTCCCCCTTACTCAGTACTCAGTTAGAAGGTAACGGTTTCACCTCTAGCTACACGCTTATTGATTCTATCCATATCTTCGTTACTGAGATTGCTAATGTTCTTCTTGACCTTTAGTGGAGCTTTAGACTGCATGCCGTTTTCACGCGGCCTCAAGCCTCTTGCTCTTACTGTGTCGATAGTGTTCTTCCTAGTTTCCTTGGTAGCCATCTGAATAGCGCCAGAGATTAGCTCCTGTATATGTGCTGCTTCAAAAGCTTTTCTTACACTCATTCCAGATTCAAGGTAGCTCATGAATTCAGGATTCTCACTAGCCTCTTTCTTAAGGTTGAAGTGCGGATACACATTTCTTAGTTCAGCGGATTCTGATTCCCACTGCTCGTACAGTGCGTCTGCTTGCTCTTTGGCAGCTCTTTTTCTCTGCTCCGCTTCAAGCCTTCTGTTTTCCGCCTCGAGCTTCTTCTGGTACTTGTACTGTTCAACTGATAAGCCTTCTCTTTCTGCTCTTTCTTCTAGCAGTTCGCCATCTTTCGCGATTGCCTCTTTAAGTCCGTTAAGATTACCAGGCTCAATATCGTACTTGTCATACAGTACAAATAGCGCATCTTCATATTCACCAAGTCTATTTCTATCTGCTTCTGCGTTCTTAAATCTCTTTGAAAGCGTATCCTTAACGCGCGCATCGTATAAGTCTTTATACTTTCCTTTGATTAGTTCTTCGAACTCTGCAGATAGGTCTTTGGGCTCATCGGCGTTTTCACCCTCTGATGGTTCATCGTCTGGTTCCTCGCTATCGTCATAGCTGTTATCGTCAAACAAATCATCATCTTTCTTTTCTTCAAGGGCTGTGCCCTCTTCAGTGCTGGTAGCGACACCAGTATTACCGCTTGTTCCTTCGCCGCCCTCTCCATCGAAGAGGTAAAAATCTCTATATGTCATTGTTCCTCCTGCGGCTTACCCGCGAGCATTTATCTTTACGGATTTATGATATAAAAAATTTATTTATTATTCGACTACGGCATAATCACTTTGATGTTTTTGGGATATCCCTCTTCAAGAATCGTTAACATTTTGCATGCAAATGTATATATGATTCTTGCGTATATCATTTCATTTACGTTGTCCGGATGCGATGTAAAGCTAATTACTACATCGCCAGGCTTGATACTGATTGAGCTTTCTAATCTTTCGACCATATCCGACACTGTATGTACTAGCGTGCTAATCGCAAAGCACACATGGCTTTCGCCTGCGTGCTCTTTGATATCTAACGTATACGTGATTTCGCCTCGTTCATCTCTCTTACTCGTCAGTTTTGCTGATGTCATGACCTTCTCCTACGCTTGCCTGGTTACTTGCTCTATCTCTGATATTTGCTGCCCTAGTATTAACCGGTCTATCTATACCACGCCTAGCCTCATATGCGGTAGCGTTTAACTGCGGTGCTACTTCCATTCCTAGAGCCTGCTGTACCTGTGATGTGAATTCTCCTGCTCCAACAGTCTGGTCTAACATTCCTGCCATCTGCATAGCAATGCTAGCTAATTGGTTCAACTTCTCGTTAAGGTTTCCGTTTTCTCCTACCTTCCTGCGGAGCTCTTCCACTCCTTCAAAGTCCATAGCATCTAATAGCATTCCTGCTTGTACGTAGTTATTTGGATTGAATACCCCCATGCCGTACAGCTCTTTGACCGTCTCATTTTGTGACGCTCTGTTAAATGCATTCTTTTTAGCTGCGGAGATTTTAACATCGAATATAGGTTTCTTTACAATCTCTGGCTGTCCTGTCACATCATCGATTGTTGTTTCTTTAAGAAGTGAATTCTCAAAACTGATAAATTCATACGATCCGCCCTCTCCATCAATTCTGAAACAACGAGGCTCATCATAGAACTGCCTGATTAATTCTATAATCTGCTTGACTAGCCTCACGTATGCTCTATATGAGCCGCCTATCATGTCGCGAGATAGTTTAGAGCCTGCCTCTTGCAGTGCTGCAATGGCGCTAGCTGCCGTCACACCTGCGGCCGTACTTCCCTGTGAGAAGTCGCGATTGCCCGAGGTTTCTTTTAACTCTTCTTTTTTCATCTCGAGGTAATTCATAACAAGCGATGGAAGCGGCGTTGTTTGGAATTGCTTAATATTATCCTCGTTTAGTTTGCCGTTTATCTCAAAGAAATCTTGTGAGTAGTCAGCTAACTGTTCTGGATCTATTCCTGAATTCTTATTGACTCCCCATCTTGGTTTGCCAACAAGAGCAGCATTCTTTGCGACAATCTGATCCATCTTGTTTATGACCATCTGAGGAGATTTCATAACATCGATATATCCGAAGCCTAGCATTTCGGATTCAACCGGGAACAGATTATCCACAACGAACGGATATTCGCCTGAGATGTAATATCCGCTCTCCAAATACTCTTCGCAGTTTTCAGATGCAAAGAGTACGTGACCGTCGATGAACTTACAGTAATGAACTATCGTTCTACCGTTAACAGTCTGCTTATAGTACCAGTCATAAACAACTGTTCTGTTGGATGCTGAATCGTCACGCTCTGTATCGTACTTCACGATTTCAGCGCCTGCAGAATTTGATAGCACGCCCTCTAGGTCTGGATACATCCCTACAAGGATATCGTTATCCACAGCGTCTATAAGAAATATGTTTGGTGAATCCTGGATATATTTAATTCCTGGTTCCCATAACAGATTCAGAACATCTATTTGTTTTACAGCGATATCACCAGCGCCGTTATCTCTTGTGTTATCCCAGTATGTAGCATATACACAGAATCCTTGCTTTAGTTTGTACCACCATGCATCACTATATATTTGCTGAAAGTCGCAGTTATCTAGTATGCATGGGACAATCTTTGATAGTGACAGTGCGGAACCTTTGTCGCTCTCTTCACGTGGCAATAGGTTAGGCATAGGGTAGTTATCCATAGCGTCCGCGTGTTTGTTGGCAAGCGAGTTAAACATCCATGCACTTTCAGGCTTCGGATCGTTTTCTTTTCCTTGTGCATCTCCTATAACTTCCCACTGTTTGAACTGCCACCACTTTTCATTTTCAACAATACGCTTTTTGAACTTCTCAAGATTCTGCTTGTACTTTTCGTATGTGTTCTTTGCCTCTCCTATAACCTCTTCATCAATGATTCCTTTTCGGCCGTAGTTCGGGTCCCACTCTTTGCCTTCATCTTCGTTAAATGCTCCATAATCTGCTTCCGGCTCTTCCTTCGCATCTAGTGATGTTGGCTCTGGTTCCTGCTCTATATAGTCTGGCTCTTCCTCTTCATCCTCGATAGGTTCTTCGGCTGCTTTTTTGGGGTCTATTCCTAGCCTCTTCATCAGCTGTTTATCTCCCTCAGCTTGCACGGGATCTTCTTCGGGCTCGTCATCTTCTGGCTGTTCCTGGTCTCTTAATGGCTTAGCCTTTTCAACTTCTTTAGCGTTTTGCTCTTTTAGTTTCTTCTTCTTGTCTTTCATATTCGCTCCTTACATGTATTTGAAAAAGTCGTATCGTCCTAGCTGTGCAGGAATCATATTTAATGGGTCGTGTGTTCCGTCTGTTCCCTCGTATAGTTTTGCTCTGGCATCTCGTCGCTCGTTTATAGGTGACTCCATGCATACATATCTCCATTCGTCGTATATATGGTCTTCCATTTCGGTATTGATATCCTCTACCTTTGTTTCACTGTATATTAGCTCTGGTACTGTTCTGATGAAGTCCTTGCAATTCGAAAAGCAATAGAACATCGGAATTCCAGTCTCGTCAAAAGCTAGTCTATAGTGGCACTGCATTTTACCCGGTATTCGTGTATGGTCTCCTTTTTCCCAGTACACACCTGCTTCCATAAAGGAATCTGCTATTGATTTACCGCCGTTTTCTTGGAATATTGCAGGGTCTGCAACGGCTGATATAGTTCTGCCTTTTAAATTCGGATCTGATTCCTCGATTTCCTTTATCGCTTTAGCAATCTTCTCGGTGGTCCATTTAACTCCAGTATTTGGCTGGTCTGTACAGCCGTATAGTTCGTTGATTCTGTATAATCTATTGTCGTTATCTACAGCGTACCAACCTACGCTAAATGGCTTTGAGTAGCCCCAGTCAAAGCCTCTAAATATTCTCCATGTTTCTGGAATCTTGAATGGGCTTATAACATGAGTCCATTTACGGTCTAAATAGTGTTCTATCTCGTCATTCCATTCTGTGAATACTTGTCCGCTAAATGAATTCCAGTCTCCGTACAGCAGTGCTTTTTTGTCTGCCTCCGGAAGCATAGCTAAATTTGCGATATAGTACGGGTCGTTTTCTAACAGCTTTTTGTTATCAAAGACCGTTGATGGTACAAACATGCGGCTACGTACGCGCTCTATTAGCTCGCCTGTCGGGGTAACGATTTTATATACGCCCTTGATACGCGTCATGGGCGGTGCAGGTGTTATAAATCTCTTTTTTACCCAACCATGACCCACTCCACCAGGGTTCGCGCTAGCTCTTATGTATACCCTCGTTCCCGGCGCAGTCGGCCTATTACGTGACATTAGATACATGTACTGCGTTCTTGTAAAATGCGTTAGCTCGTCAAAGGCGATAAAGTCGTATGCCTTACCTTGGTAGTTGTATTTATCTATCTCCCTTTGTAGATTCCCAAAATATATTTTTGCCCCACTTCCGAACTTCCAGACGTATTTTGATTCGTTGAATTTTGCGCTCGGAAATGCTTTTGAATATAGATTTATGGATCTATCCATAAGCTCCGAGAGCTGCGGAAATGTGCGCCTTAAGATTAGCCCTTTATAGCTTGGTATATGTACCTGTCTTAGTGCCTCGCATAGTATAGCGTCACTCTTTCCACCTCCAGCCGCACCGCCATATAATACTTCGTATTCCGGGCGGCTCATAAATACTTTTTGGCGTGGCTGCGGCTCCCATGCTATTTTCATTCTTCTACCTCCGCAACCTCTTCATCACTTAAGTTAACAAGTACGATACTTTCAGCCTCTTCAACGCTGATATTTTTACTTTCTGCCTCAGCTTCAAGCAATTTAACTTTTCTTTCTTCGAGTCTAATTCTTTTCTTTGCGTTCTTAAGATTTTCTTTCTCTTGGAACGTGAGAATAGTCTCCATTGACCGCCTCATTTTTTCGATTGCTTGTAGTGCATTTGCAGCATCTTTTACCTGTTTAAAGTCTACTCTCTTATATTTTTTCTCAACGGTTTTCTTTGATACCGGAAAACCGTCTGAATTGTATTTGGTTTCTTCAACCAGGTATCTATTAAACTGCTTTGGATCTAAAAGAGCGTCGCTCATTATATTAGACAAGTTATGTACTATGCCTATTTCTTTAGATAAGTCTATAGATTCTAATTTAGATACGCGCTCTACAGCTTTTCCGACAGTATCTGATACATATTTCCTGCGCTTTTCTTTCCACTCGTGACGGCGTGCGTATTCCGAAATAGTACGCGCCGATGTGTGATATTTAGTAGCTAATTTTGCGTACGATGTATTTGTTGTTATGTATTCTACTTCGAGCTTGTTCCAATCCATGATTTCCTCCAGTTTTAATTATGCCTACTAATATGCGTTTTTTCGCCTGCTTCAAAATTTTTTAAAAAAGTTTTGAAAAGGTGTTGACAAGGTGTTAATGTGGTGGTATACTTTAGACAAGCTAAAGGAAGAGGTAAGTAAAACATGGATAAACGAACAGCACACATACACTTAAAAACTACCCCGAGAATTAAAGAAGCTGCCACAGAATTAGCAGCAAAGGAAGGTAGAACGCTAAGCAACTTTATAGAATCTCTGTTAGTTGAGCAGATTCAAAAAAACAAAAAATAAAAAATCGAG